TCGAAGAATCTGTCGAGATCGCGGCGGTTGGAGTCAGGAAGAACCTCTTCGAGACCGTATTCGATCGCGTCGAACGAGTCGCTTGTGAAACGGCGGCTTGTGCGGGGATATCCAGCACCAGCGGCGATCTTGAGTGCGTCGTCGTTGAGGGCTTCGGAGTCGCCGAGGTTCAATTTCAGATATGCGCCGGAGCGAACGTCTGAGGAGAACACGGGCATGACTTCTGTGCCGATGAACAAATTGTTTTTGTTGGAAAGACCTTCAAAAACGGCCTGCGCAATATCAGCGCGGATGGTTGTGTATGAGAGTGCCATATTGGGTGATTAGTTATTGGTTGAATTTAGGAACGTATTCGACGATGTCACCGGCTACGCCGCTGTTGATCGCGATGCCGAGAGTCGCGGCGCTGGCTGCGAGCGTTCCGACGATGGTTCCGTTCGTCACAGCGAAAACCGAGCTGCCTGCGGTAACGATACCGGCGGCGGCTACGATGCCGAACTGCGATGGGAAAAACATTTTAACAGCGCCTTGATCAGCGGCTGCGGTGTCGTCTTGGACAACCCCGATTGCTGCGGCTCCGGTTGATGCGGCTTGCGCCGCGTTGTCGCCTGACACGCTCACGAGAGTGTTGGCGCTGATAGCGGAAGCGAAGTTAAAACTCCGGATTCCTAGGTCGTTTTGTGTTGCCATAAATTAGGTGGGATTAAAAGTTGAGTTGGTTGTTGTCGCGGGCTTCGATGTAGGCTTCGCGGTGGTTGCGCATTGCGAAGCGGATAGCTTCGGTGCGGCTGCCGAGTTCCTCGGTCTTCTGGGTGATGATCGCTTTCAAGTCGAATTTCTCTTCGGCTTTCTCTTCAGCAACGACAGACGCCTTTACTGGAGCGGCTCCGAAGTTCGAGATGATCGTGTCAAGTTTGGCTTCGAGTTTGGAAATTGCGCTGAGTTCAGCGGCCATCTCTTCCTTCATAGGCTCTGCGGCTGGCTCTTCGGCTGGCATTTCCATTTTGTTCTTGTAGTCGCCGAAGGCGGTTTCAAGAGCGGCGAGACGAGAAACGATGTCGGCGATGCTGACCTCGTCCTCCTTTGGTTCGATTTCGATTGTTGCGTCTTCCATTTGTTGGAAAAATTTGTCAACTTGCTTTGCTGTAAAACTGAAAAGACCTGTCGCATTTGCGGCAGGAGTTTGCACGAGATCGGCGCTGTAGAGTTCGGTGCAACTTGCGAAGTCCATTCCATCCACTTCGCGGATCGGCCCGCTGAATGCGATGCTGATACCGAATGTGTCGGGGAGTTTGCTTGAAATCTCCAAGACGTAATCACGCATTGGCGATGTTTGAAGCAGGTTGAGATCGCCGAGAAGTTGCGATCCGACGATGCGGAAATTGTTTACAAAGCCGACGATGTCCTTGATGCCTGCGCCGTGATCGAGGTTGACCTTCACGCCGCCCTTGTATGACTCCGCGCATTCTTTGACTTCCATCAAAGTCTGCTCGTCAACGTATAGCCCGTGGCCTTTTGCTTCTCCGATTGAAATTATTGATACGCCTTCGATGACATCCATGCGAAGGCGCGGATGTCAATTAGTCGGAATACCTATGCACTATGTCGTCTAGAATCTGTTGCTCAAGCGCGGACTGAACAACGGCCATGATCTGCGCCTCGTCATCTGGAGCGCATCCCACGATCTCGAATGATGTTGATATCCGTTGCCTCACCCTCGATGAGCACAAATGCGTGCGCGTTCCTGTTGCTTCCACCATCGCAAAGCAATCAATACCGACTCCGCTGAGATTTATTCCTGTTTGGCATCCTTCGATTTTAAATGACGAGGAAACTTCTACACTTGGAGCATGGCAAGTGATTCGGGTTTTGTTCCCACGAACATTAACAATGGTGTCCTTGCGTAATCTCTCCCCTCCACCGCCTCCAGTCAGATCGGTTGGCGAGATTGGAGGCGCGATCTGCGCCACCAATAGCCCCTGCACGCCGATTGATAGCGGCGTCGGGCTTGCCAGCAAGCCTTGCGTTGCAATGAGCAAGGATGCGATCATTCTTTAAATCCGAGTGACAACCGTATTCGTCGTTCCGTCGCCGGTGATCGCTTGCGTAATTGCGCCGGATGATCGCTGAGTTGGCGTGACGGTTAGAGCGTTTGCAATATCGAGGCCGTGTATCCCGTGTATCTCGCCGATCTCAGTCAGTTCTGGCGTAAGTTCCGTCCGCATCGCGCCTGTGAAAAGCGTGACTGCGCTTGTCGCGAAGGCCACCGACTCGATGACGGCGACTTGAAATTGATGCACATTTGCGGCTGCGTGGTTTTGCGCGTTTAGTAACAATTCGTTGTTTGCGTTGGTCGATCGCACGATGCGTCCTCCGTAGGTTCCGGCTGTCGTGTGGCTGGACATCAATTCGTCCCAGACTGCGCTTGCATTTGCTACCGCAGTTGGTGGCGTTGTGTATGACGCGCTGGCAAGCCTACTAGAAGTTGCAACATCAATGCGTGCGAGTTCCACGCCAAGCTCCGATCTTACGGCTATTGCAGTCCCTGATGTTGTGGCAGTTGAAAGATCATTCACAAGAATCTCAGCCAATCCGTTCCACGCAATCGAACCGCTGGCAATAGGCGTCGTTGAATTATAGAAAGCAACTTGATATGTCCCCGCTGTGATCGCTGGCATATTGCCCGTATAGAAACGAGTTGTTCCAATCTCCGCGCAAGTTATCGATGAACCTACCGTGATTCCAGATTTAAAGAGTTGAGCCGTTACCGTTAGTCCTGTTGCCGGTTGCGCCGTGTTTAATTCGTTTGCCATATTTTAAGAGTTCAATATTGCGATTGCTTCTTGCGTTGTTTCTGTGAATCCAAATGGAGCATTTGTCCAATCGCTTCGAGGCGCTTGATCTGCCGCATAGGCTGCAATCATTCCATCTGTCCAACCCTTAACTGCCGTTAATTTTGGCGAGGATTTACCTGCTGAAATTAGCTGTCCGCTCAAATCTAAAAGCGTCACAAGCCCGGTTGAATTGTATCCTTCCTTGTTCAACCATTCTTCTGCTGTCCACGAAGGCGGTGGAGGAATTATCCATTGACCATTATCCCAAATTGCATTTGGCGCTGGCTTAGGTGAGGCCGCAATCCACTCTTGAAGTTTTGGGTTATTTGTCTCTTCCCAAGTGTCGATCAAGGATTGTGCCAAATCACGAAGGTCGGAAGGATTTGTTCGATTGTAATAATTAGGCATAGACTCTCGTATGGTTCGCTACGGTGGCGCCGTTGTTGTTGGTGATGACGTGTCCGCCTTTTTGGTCGATCAGGTTGCGAACGAGCGGAGCGTAGAATACAAGCGACTGCGGGCGGATTTTGTCGCAGGTCATGCCTTTGGCGAGGGAGGCGATTTCAGCGGCGGTGAGGGCGGCGTTCCAGATGCCGACTTCGGCAATGAGGCCGTACATAAATTGAATTGCGGTTGCCGTCCCAGCGTAAAATGCCCCAATATTTGTAAATGTCGGAGTAATTGCCGCAACAGTTGTTGTGTTTACTGGTCCAGCAACGCCATTTGTGTATGCAGTTCTGCTTGACCCGCTCACAAACACGCCAGCGTAATGATTCCAAATATTCGCAGATACTATGCCGCCGTTTGCAACTGCGTTAACATTGCCCTGATCTGCGATACGGAATTGCGTGCCGTTTAGATTTAGACGTAAAACTGACACCGCCGTTTTAGACGATACGCTAACAAGGTCTTTTGCGAACGCTACATTGTCCAAATAAGCCCATACCGCCATGGTGCAGGGACGATTTACAACGGCTGACCCCACTTCTAAAAACTGATTAGTCCCGTTGAAATTGTAAGCCATTACGCCGCGCTCCTTATTTCAACGGCGATCAACTCAGCGTCACCTGTCATAGTGTCTGATGCGCTTGTTGCGTTGCGCGTGACTTTCAAACGGAATGCATCGCCGGTGGTAACGGAATCGATTGTTGTAAGCGTAATCTCTGTATAATTTGGGATGCCGCTTGTCCCGCTTGTTGATTCCGTTGCGCTTGCTGCCGTGTCGAATGAGTCGGCGTCCATGTCGGTAGTCATCCGCTCCAATGCGACTTGCCAAACACAATTTCCTGTCGTGGCAGTTGTCGCGGCCCAGATCAAGCGTATCTTAAGGCCGCTTGAAAGTATCGCGAACTGAGGAATTACATCTAGAAAAACAGAGTTCTCGATTGTCGTATCGTCGAAATCTAAAACGGCGATGGAGTTTCGCGTGTCGAGCGTTGCAAATGCTGTAGCAGGCGGTTGGTTTTCGCGTGGCGTAAACGTGCAAAAAGTGCCGACGCCATTTTGCAGAATGTTTGACGCGATCATGCGAGCAATATCAACGCGTTTGTTTCGGTTGGTTTTGGAAACTTGAGTTCAAACGTGCCGTCAAATACGCCGCGCTCGCCTCCAAATGCGAGCACGCACATTACGGCATTATCTTTTGACGCATTGTAAACAACAGCTCCGGCAGCCTGGAATGATGCGCGACTCAGTTTAATATCATCGAACGATACCCAAGCCGACTTCCCTGCAACGCCAGTCTTGAATCCCGATAGTTTTATTCCACCGGATTCATACCCGTTGCCGCTGATCTCGCCGTTCGGCGTGTATTTCTGAAGCTCCGGCCCGATCTTCGCATCCGTTCTGTATAGCGCGATTTTGTATTGATCGTTCGGTTGGTGCAGCCCTATCAAAAAGGCTTGCTTGGCTGAGAGTGCGATTCCTTGTGTTATCATTTGGCTTGTGCTTGGCAGACGGCTGCGCGTTGTGCGGTTTCTGGGTATTCTGAAATCATTAGATCATCTCCCATACAGCGGGAAACAAAGTCAGGTTGCGACTCGCCGATAGATGGGGTTGGCATAACCATTTCGGAAATCAAATTAACGCCGTTGAATCTGCCGTGTTGATCCCGCGAAAACTTCATTTCTTTTTGCTTTGATGCAGCTTCCTTTGCGGCCATTGATTTAGTTTTCGCTGCGGCCCATACTTGCCCAGCGTCTCCGCCCCACAATGCCCATGCGATGCGTCCGGCGGATGGGAAGCCGTCTTCATCTTGTTGAAAACCCTGCCCCTTTTTATCAACTTCATGACGTGAAAAGTAGGAGTGCATCCGCTTCACCGTATCGTCCGACAAGTTCTTGCCGTTGCTAATGTCGCGAGCGCGTGCAACGCCTACGGCTGTGCCGCCTCGGTTGTGCTCTTCGCGCCATTTCAAGCCCTTTAGTGCCTCTTCTACCATTCCTTTGCTTGGCTTGTTCTCGTCTGCGAGTTCGGAAAGTTGCTCTGTAGCTTGAACCTCACTTTGCGGAACTTGAGATTGAACTAATTCGGCGGCGCTCACTTCATCCATTCCGAAGACAACGCGAAGAATTACGGATACTTGCTCGGCGGACAATCCGCCCGAAGCGAGTTGAGTAAGAATCGTTGAAACTGCAAAGGTTCCGTTTGCTCCAATGCTTTCAATTAGCGGAACAGGCTTTTGCTCTGAATCGTTCGCGCTGGCCGGAACAGAATCGGAAATGCGGTTTGGCTGGATGTCGAACTCTTGACCAAGCTCCTTGATCATGTTCGCTTCTTTGGCCCGTGCGCGAAGTGCCTCTTCGTAGTCTTCGCCCATGTCGGAATAAATCTGTCCGGCTGTCTTCAAGCCAGCTTTCCACAATGCGATGTCGGCAGATGCTTCCCGTCCGTAGTCAATGCTAACCTTGGCGGGCCAGCACCAACGGCCATCGAGAAGAAACTCGGAATCTGGAATGAGTCCGCGTGCGGCGGCGTCGAGAAGGATAATATTTTTTATCCTGTCGAGGAATTTGCCTTCCAACAACCCACGCCACCGCAGGAACGTGCGCTCTGCCATTGCCGCTTCCATGCGTGCCATAGGCCCGCTCTTGTCGGCATCGAATGCGAAGCCGTAGGGAAGCCCGACAGCCATGCAAATATGGGCTTGAATGAGTCGGATAAATTCTCCGAATGCGCCCGTCGGACGATCCGACTTGAACATCTCCATTTTCTCGCCAGCTGTCAGATAGTTGACCGTGCCAGGGTCGAGCGACTGCAAGCGTGCGACCTGTCCTTGATCGTTTGAGTTGCCCCGTGCGAAGTAGTCGCCAGCGTCAGCTGCGCCACTCTCGGTGGTAATGATGCCGCTTTGATACGAAGCGTATTTGATCGCCTGCACTTCGGCTTTAATCGCTTCTTGCAGATCGCGGGTTGCGTTTAACGCAGTAGCGAAAGCACTCCGCCCACGGTATTCATCAAGTCTTGCTGCATCGAAAAGGTGGATAAACTCTTTTGCAACAATATCAACAGGAGAAACATACTGGTTATTGATAGTACGCGTAAAAATAGTGTATGAAACGGGTCTTCCATAGTCGTCTACGTTGATGCCGCCAATGTATTTGTCAGTATCTGTGCGGTCGTAAGGCGACCCGATGCGGTCAGCTTCGACGCTTTGCAGCTTTAGGTCTTCGCCGTCTCTAACAATTATGAATCCGCAGTCGCCATCTCGCAGCATTGCCGTCACGGAAAGCTGCAAAAGCGTTGTGAAATTGTGGCGACCTAAAAAGTCGCACTCGTTCGTCCACTTCTGCCAATACTTTTCGATCTTCGTATCAACATCGTGATCTCCGGTTCGGGCTTGGTATGCGATGCGCCCGGAAACGTAGGTTGCAAATTTGAGAAGGAGCGAACGGACGGGAGGAAAGTTGTCGGCGAGATCGCGAGCGGCTCGGATGAGCGAAAGTCTTTCGCGAGTTCCCGCGGTATCTTCGCCGCCGGACACTCCGCGACTGATCCCGCGCTTCTCGCTCGTCAATGCTGAATCGAAACGTCCGAAGTTGCGGAGTTTCGCCTGGTTGACCATGCGGTCGAGAGCGGCCTTAGGCGCAACAAGAGAAAGGGCTTTTGTGATTAGGTCTTGCATTATGGGCGCTGGGTTGGGAACGTCGGCGTGAACCTTCTTACACGAGTTCCGCTGGCGTTGTCAAGTGCCGCTTGCAATTCCTTGATAGTCTGTGCCACCTCGGCAAGATTAGCGCGAGTAAACGAGCGCCCCGCGATGCTATACGACGCGCCTGCAACGGCTATTGCCTTCAAGCAAGCCGTAAAATCGCCCTGCAATTCTTGCAGAGTTGCAAGCGGCAGGCCAAAAAATGATTTGTTCATCGCCATTTAAATGCTCCTTGTGTCAAAAATAAACCCTAGCCCGAAGCGTCCTTCGGATTCATCTGTCGATTCAGAATGTCTGTTGCGCATGGCAAGCCAGCCAGATGGCGTGACGGGTCACGCATTGGTAGATATGTCAAAACTAGCTCTCCGCGCCTATAGGCAAAACGCCTGCCAGCATAGCGGACGCAAGCGCGATGCACTCGCAGTCCCAAAGGTGGTTCGGCCTGCCTCCGATGCGAACCCATCGTTGCTCGACTTGTTTGGTCTTGGAGTTCGTTACGTCCTTCTTCATCTCCGACAACATCTGCTTGCGATAGTCTTCGGACACGTCCCGCGCGACTTCCCATTTCGGCGTGGCGTCAGCCTGGCGAAGTGAAGCCAATTTATCCTTGATGCCTTCGTTGCTGAAAAAGAAATACGCGCACTTCAAACCGTCGCTTCCGGCCTGCGCTCCTTCGATCTTGGAAACGAAGCGCCGCGTGCGCCTGCCGTTGTCAATATGGTAAAAGCCGTCCTGTCCCGAACCGTGCGATGCCGTCCACCCACGCCGAGCGCATTGTTCGTAAACAAGCGGAGTATCGTAGCCAGCATCAACGACGACGCACCGCGGCATGATGTCGAATTGTTGCTGAATGGCGTCGAGCGTTTCCCAAGTCAGCGGCCTTGACTCATGCAAGAGCATGGACGAGCCGTCCACTCGGAAGGCGCGGACGACGGCCCAGAAGTGATCGCGTTGCTTGTCCACGCACATAAAGCGCCGATGCTCGCCGTCGATCTTTTGGCCTTCGAGATATTCCGCCTTGGCGTAGTCGCCGGTCGTTATCTCCGGAAGATCGCTCGTTACTTCGTCTTGCCAAGTCTGCGCCTTACGCTTCTGAATAAATTGTTTGAGCGGCTCCAGGTTCCCGCTGCTCTTGGCTTCGTTGGCCTCGATCCACTCTTTGACTATGCTGAACCACGGTATCCACCAGACGGCGTAAGCCGGATACTCGAACGAGCGATGACCGCGCACCGGATGCGGGTTTAGTGCACGATACGTTGCAGAATTTGCAAGGTTTCGTCTAGTCGATGCGTCGTCTTTATAGCGCGTTTCGCAATGCTCGCACTTCATTCTCACCGAGTCCTGCACTTTATCCCAAAGAATGCCGCCCTTCTCGTCACGTTCGGACGTGTATTCGATCTGGTCGAACAAGTACCGCTGCCAGTTCCCACAATGGGAACACGTCCAGCCCCAGACTTCTCGCGTTCCGCTGTCCCATTCAGCATCCGCTTCGTGTCCTGCGTCCCATCCTTGCGAAACTAAGAGCGTCTTTCGGTTCCATCTGTCGTGATGTCGGGCCTTTAGTTCCTTTATCATGCCGCTTTTCCACCTCCAGACTTCATCGCCAATGCAGTATCGCATGGATTTTTCTTGTAGGTTGGTCATGTTCGCGCCGCCTGCGAATAGAACCATGTGCGGAAATAGGATCGTGGTCTTGCGCAAGGCGTGCCGGTCTTCTGGGAACAGGTCTTTGACCGGCTGGCACTCGTTGAAGATCGGCAACAGGCGCGACTCCGTCCAGTCTTTGACCATGTCGTCAGTCTGACCGACGAACAAAGTAGGCCCAGGCTTTTGTGCGACGATGAAACACGCGAGTGTTTCCATCATCGTCGTCTTCCCGCCCCCAGTCGGTGCGCGAAGAAATACCTGTGTCGTTTCGTCGTCGCTTGCTGCTAATAGTGGCGCATTCAACCAAGGCGCCACCGAAGGGTCGAAGCGCGAAGCGCGGTCTGAGTTTGGGAAGCTGACGTGGTCGGATGCCCAGTCTAAGATCGTGCCGTCGAATGCAAGTTTGATTCCGTCGCGGATGCCTTGTGCTAGTGGATTCATCGCATTCCAAAAATTTGCTTGAGCGCGTCGAGATTCCCCGACGGCGGTTGTTTAGATGTCGGCTCCTCTTCTCCGTCATACATGGCAATTTCCCATGTCGTTTCAAACATCTTGCGAAGCCCGGCAGCGGACATCGTTATCATTCCTTCACCGTCGAATGAAGGATTGCGCTTTGAGTAAATTTTCCAGAGTTCTTTTTTCGTCATATAGTTCAAGCCTAGTTTGAACCTAGTCGTAATTTCGGCAGAGCTTGAACATCTTTTCGATGGCGTTGCGGACGTGCGGCCATTCCTCTTTGTCGAAGCGTAGCTTTTGTTCGTCTTGGCTGATCTCCAAAAATTCACCACCGGCCTCGTCGACGATCTCGATCTCGGTGACGCTGTCGTCAAATATCTGCTCTCCCTTTACTCCGACTATCATTTTTGTTGTTCGTGTTTCGTATGTCATAATTTATACCCTTTCGTGTTCATTTTGTTCATCAGTTGTTTGATTATACCTTTTCAAGCTCATTTCGGATCTCGGCCAAGATAGCCTGCGTGCGCTCGTGCAGTTTCTTCCGCAAGCTAGCTTCATCGAGTCCGGCCAATGCGCCCGATGCGTCGTTGACCAATGCCGCGAGCTTGGCGCTAAAGATCGCGCCGATGCGGATACCGGCTTCGCGCACAACGGCGATCTCGACCAACTCGCCTCGGTCTTGTTGAAGGCGGACGCGAATGCGTTCGGATTCGAGCAGGGTTTTCTCAAGTCGTGCTTCGTTCAGCGTAGCTGGTGCGGCTTTGCCCGACGCTTGTAAATATTCGTCGCGCCATTTTGTAGCGTCCTCGACCGACGTTGTGGGACAGCCCATTTTCACCCATTTATGGACGGCAACTTTGGAAACTCCCCACGCATCCGCGATGACTTGGAGCGTTACTTTGTTAACCTTGGTTTTTTTGATCATGCACAAGAGAGCAAAGAGAGTTCATTGACCCGTATGGATCAGCAACTTACGGGAGCCTCCTAATTTTTTACAAAAGTTCTTAAACATTATATTAAATCAAACTGATGACTTGCAGGCTCCTTTGATCCTTTTCTTATATTGTCGAGACGAAGCATTGGTCTAAGGTTGGATATGTGATTTGCCATTCTTCTATCATTAGGATTTGTTAGATCAAATGCAGACAATGGCACAACATGATCAATAGTCCACTTTGTTCCATGATTATCCCATTTCATTCCGTTCTTAAACTGAGATTCCAATCTAATCATTGCGTCATTAAATGAACATCCAATATAATCTTCTGTCCTCATCTCTCTATTTCCCTTAATATGATCAATAACCCTCTTGATGTTTCGTCTCATTATTAGCCTAGTTTTTTGTATCGAAGTAAGTGGAATATCCCTTTTTATCTTTGCTGTGCTTCTCCTAATCCTTCTGTCAGCCTGAGAATCCCTGCTAATTAAATCTAAGGCATTTGTCCTAGAAGAAAGAAGCTCTCTTTTCCCAGCAGTTTTGTTTGATCCTATCGGATTGTAAACACCGCTTCTAATCATTTTAATCCTAACAGAAACGTGACTCATTGCCATAACCTTTCCTATAGTCTTTATCCCATATCCCAAAGATTGTAGGCAAGACATACATTGAACCATTGACCCTAACTTATTTATTGTTTTGGCATAGCATTCATGGCAGCAATACTTTTGCTGTGGGCTTCCACATGAGAATTGGTTTGAGCATCGGATACATTGTTTTTGATATTTGATAGGGTTGTAGCCTTTGGCCTTCCCCCCTTCATTCCGTTCATCTTTGATGACTCGGCTTTCTTCTTCGACTTCAAAGAACCAAGGATTTTCCCGATGTTGATTTGCTGATTGCAGTGTGGGCATTTCATTAAACATATATCCTATCTGCTAGGATTGTCAATTCAATTTATTGTAAATGTCCACGATTGGCTTGAGCGAAACGCGCAATGATTCACGCTCATCAGCCCGCCATTGCTCCACCGGCTTGCGCGTGAACAGGTCGGTGAAGGATCGTTGTAGTTTGCCCGCGTAGGTCAGCCAATGCGTGCTCGCGCCCGTGGTGCGTTCGGGGTCATTCTCTTCGCGCCCCGCTGATCCTGGGGGAGGAAGGATGCCGAGCATCTGCGCTCCGAGTTTGGCCATGTCGGCAGGCCATAGGTCTAGCTCAAGCTGGTCGCGGTTACGCGCCAAGTGAATTGCCTTGGCCGCCTTGTCTGGATCGATACCGAGCGATGCGAGCCATTCGTTGCGGTTGCCGCGAACGTGATCCTTTGCGACCATTAGCATCTGCCCGCAGTCTGCCATGCGTAGGACGGCAGCGCGTGCGTTACCCTTGGCCGTTACGGCTAGGGCGTTAGCTTCCGCGTAAGCGGTGCGGATCTCTGTTTCAATGACTGGCAGCGTGAGCGCCGTGATTTCGTTTGGTTCCATATTTGTTCGTGTTGGTTTTTCTGTATGTATTTCGAGCCTCCTCGCTCTTGAGTGATGTGCTAGGCGGCAGGCCCGTTGTGTCGAGAAAGTCCATTGCTATTTTCGAGATCGCCTGCTTGGTGCAACCCAGCTCCCGCCCCGCTTCCAGCATACTCATGCCCGCGGTAAGCGGATGACCTAAAGCGAACGCCACGCCCCACAGCGTTTTGCTTCGGCTGTAACCGTGTTCTGCTAGGAATGAGATCGTTTTGTTCAGCACAACCAGGAGCTTCTCCGATGCTTCTCGATACGCCGTCATGCGAAAGGCGTGGCCCGCTGTGGGGTCGTCGAACGAATAAAAGTCTGGCGTGTAGCTTGCTTCGTCGTATTCCGCCGCGTCGCGTGCTTGGTCGTGCATCGAATACTTTTTGTGCCATATCTTTTTTGTATTGCAAATAGTTTCTTGTTTTTTTGCTCTGAATAAAGGGCGCTTTGCTGCCGCTCCCACCAAGAAAAACAGTGGCTTTTTTATAGGCATCCAAACATCCACGTATCAACGCCTATAAGTGTTAAATTATTTCGTCTTCACCCGATCGACAAAGCGCGAGATGCCGCCTTGCATTAGAACCGGCGCGGAAACGTGGCGTTCGCCGTTTCTGTTTTTCATAAGTTTAATTTCTGAGTCTGGATGGTTTGCATGATCTATGTGCAGGACATAGTCGGCATGATGCCCGATACCGCGTGACTCGCGAAGCTCACCTTTGTCATTTAGTTGAGATGCGGTCAGGACGCAAACATTTAAATGCAGCGCCATCAACTTCAGTCTGCGCACAACTTCGCTCACCTGTTGTTCGCGTGTCTCACTTTTGCTATCGGCGGACGGAGAGCAAAGCTGAATGTAGTCCACAACGATCCAGTCAAGGCCGGTTCGCTTTTGTTGTCGGCAAATAGATTCGATGGTGTCGATGTCCGATACTTGGTCGCAAATTGTGATCGGTAATGCCGATATTTCGGCGATACCTTTTTGCATTCCAGCCAGGTGTTGTTTGTTTGGGTTTTCGTATGCGGACACGCAACGCCATCCGCTTTTAGATGCGACTAAACGGCAGATGACCTGAAGCGCACCCATCTCTAGCGAGAAAATGATGCCCGTCTTGGCGTTTATAGCCCCGTGCAGGGCTGTTTGGAGCAAAGCAATAGACTTACCGCCCGAAGTCTCGCTTGCGAACACTGCGAGCGTTCCCCGCTCAAATCCGCCGTTGAGCTTTTCATCCAGTCCGGTGACGCCGGTATGGAAGCGTTCGGGTTGGGTCGTCTTTTCGAGTTCGTTCAAGAGTTCGGTGCATTGCTGCTTGAGCGATAGCGCCCCGACTTGTTCCTCGTCCGAGTCTGCCAAGTGTTGAGCGATGCCGTTGAGATCCGCCCGCATTTCGCGGATGTCGTCTTTGCTCTCGTGCAGCTTCGCCATCGCCTTTCGATACCGGCGGGCCTTGAGCAAGTCTTTCCTGAAGTCCAAGGCCGCGACAGCATCTCCGGTGGGATATGCCGTGAATGCTTCGGTGACGCCGTGGTATCCGCCCACGTCGAAGATCATTCCCTTTTCTTCAAGCACAGCCTGGAGTCGGAAGATGTCGGACTTGTAGCCTTCGTTGTGACACTCCTTGGCCGCTGAGAGCAAGGCTCGGTTTGCGTGCTCGAAGAACAGATCCGCGTCCCACTTCGCCGCGTCCAAGACTTCGTAGTTTTGGAGCAAGATCGAGATCGCCGCTTTCTCTGCCGAAGGTGCGGTCGGGACTGCTGATCTGGTTGGTGTCTCTTCTCGTTTTAAAATTGCCATCTTGTGAGTTCTTTTTGTTCCCCCTAGTGGCTCGCCTCTCGCCTTAAGCGAGAGAGGCGAAGCCTATCTATCTATGATAATAGATAGATATTCTATCTATCTAGTCCACCTATGGTTTGTGTTGGGTTAGAGTTGGGTTTGCGTTGGGTTTCATTTGGGTTATTTATAGACGCATACCGACTGGCTTTTTTGCAGGCTTTGGAGCGTCACTTTTCGGACGCCCTCCTTTTTTGCCGTTGCGATAATTCGCGAACAATTTCTTGTTCTGATCCTGCCATTGATGCAACACAAGCGCATCTCCTTCGCGCCTTGCGTAGCCGCTTTCTATGAGTGCGTTTTCTAGTTGCATCGGGTCACCTTCCCAGTCGGCTATCGCTGCGACTATTTCCGCTGACTTTTCTATCCTTTCGCACTTGCGAAACTGGCATTGCGACCACAATTTGAGAAGGCTGAAAACGCCTGCGTGACCGGCTAGGCGTAGCAGGATCTTGGTTTTGTAGTGGTCTGGAAAGTCGGGTGATAGGATCATGGTGCAAATAATTTTATTAAAGAGTCTCCGTGGCATCGTTGAGGATAACAATGACAGCAAAGAACCTTACCCTTCAATTCATTTCCTGAATCGGTAAATGAGTCTTTGTTTGGCGCGTAATGCTCTTCAAAGTAATCACAGACCCGATCTCGATCGCCGTCTTGACCAAGAATAAATGGATTACCCCATTTACTTGTTCGATCAATTGCCACCATCTTGCCGTTTTGGGTCGCCCATTGGATTAGATGCTTGTCTCGTTGGAAGTTGGCGACTACGGTCTCCCCGGCCTCCACTTTGGCCTTTCTTTCGATCTCGTCGGGAAGCCACTCCGGTTCGGTAGGCTTGCGAGCGACTTCTTTCATAGCGTCTTGCAATGTCATTTTACCGGCCTTTACTTTTTCAAATGCTTCAGGTGCTTCTGATTTTACTTTTGCAGCCTGATTGACATATGTCCGGTTCGTGTTGAAAAGCTCAGCGGCTTTGGTTGCAGCCTCACGCTCTTGGCGCGGTTGGGCCTGTTCCACAATTTTTTGTGTAATAGGTTCTGCCTTTGCTTGTGTCGCGGCCTGCTTCTCCCGCCGCTCTTTCTCCACCTGCCCCGCAATCACCGACAAAACATCCTCAGCCTCGACTGCAATCGTTGCCCATTGCCCCTTGTTCAGATTGCGACGTTTGTTTGTTCGCATCACCAACTGCAATGCCGCAGATTGATCACCATCGAATGTTTTAATTGCTGGGGATATACCAATGGCTTGACAGGCTCGATACCTATTCCACCCATCAAGAATTGCTCCGTCATAAACAATGACGGGTTGGCTTTGGTCAAAGCCGTTGTTTCGTATGTCTTCCAGTAGTCGGTTGAAATCTTCCTCGTTGGCTTCTGGGAAGATGTTTAATGCGTGTTTTTTCATTTGTTGTGTTGTTGTTTATGGCATGATGCGCATAAAATTGTTAATGCACTATCTGGGTATTCCCAAGGCAAGAATTCAAAGTTATAGTATCTATGGTGGATGTGAAGAGGTTCATTTCCATCTGCGGCCCCGCAGGCTTGACATTTGTTGCCCCTATTTTTGAGTATGGCCAAGCGCCTTCTACGCCATCGAACATCGGCAAGAAGAGCGGGATAGAACCGCTTTTGCACTTTTTTAGCCTATGGATATGTGGGCAGCACCAAACATTGCGCCTGTTTACAAGAGTTCCTAAAACAAGCCATTTTTCATAGTCTGGATTACTTATCTGTAGGTTTTCAAACAACCTAAATGGTGTCTGTGTATTGAACCTTAGATATTCATACACCTCCTGTCCTACAATATTTGTTTCGTGGTTGACTCCCTGTAGACTTGTCCAAGAAATCATAGGCTTGTATGGGAAATCCTTCTGGCATTTGATTGCTCCAAATGATTCTTCATCTTGCTCATCACATTCCCTGTAAGCCATAGCTGCCCCCATTTCTTTTGGTGCCTTCATTACAATAATGCTTTTCCTCTCATTATTTTGAAAGTTTATTGGGTCAATGTCTCCTGTTTGAATAGAGCATTTATTTAAAAGAAGTATTCTTTCATCCCTATCAATCAGTTTCGATATGCTTTTTATTGATATTGGTTCAAATGTTTCATCACGTGTATCTTTTGGATGCTTAACCATTTCAATATCGCAAACACTCCATATTTTGATATCCACATTATCGAATGGATGTAGTGGGTAAATTCTAATAAGACCCAAGTGCGGAGAAACGGCGATGGCGCATTGCGTTTCCCTTCCATCCTTCAACCTGTTTGGAGCGCCTTTAGCCAGGATAACTATGCGATCTTTTATCATAATTTATTAAAAAGAAATCCCGCAATACGTCCATGTGAGAATAGGCCAACAGCGAGCCGGATGGATGTATTGCGGGAAAAAGTTGGTTTCATTTGCTGTATTGAACGGCTTCTCACAGCCGCGTGTAAATTAGATCAAGATTTAAGCCGTGTCAAATATCTTTGCAAAGTCTCCTCAGCTTCTTCCTCGATCCACCGCGTGGCCTGCGTTACTACCTCAACCCAAGTGCCGTCGATCTGGACTTCCCAGTCCCAACGGTAGCAGTCATCCTGGTGGTTGGGCCAGCATCGTAGCGGATACCCGCGCCAATTCATTTTGTTATTCATCTTGGCCGGATAGGAATTGGCAGAGTCGTCGGTTGTCTTTTCGCAGTTCATCGTTTTCGTTATCTAAGTATTCGATCCGTTTATTTAATAAGTCTACAAGCAATTCAAGATCAGCCATCTGCTCTTTAACTAGTCTTGCGAGATTTAACATCTTTGTGATGCCGTCGAACATAATCTGAGATTCTTTCTAAGTGGGTTTCCGCGAGTGCTCTCCCCTCCGGCGTGTCGTCGTATGTATGCTGGTAGACCGGTAGCGGGTCGCCCCGTTCCAACCTTAGCCCAACAGGACATTCATTTATGCAAATACACAACCGGAGAGAGAGAGTTCCATTCATTTCTTAAAACGGAATATCGTCGGTTTCGTCTTGGGGTTGAGCAACGTATCCGTTGCTTTTGGCTACGATATGCTTGTCAGTTTTTGCCGCTGGCTTGCGCCGGTTGCCTAGCCATTTCGTTTTCTCGTCACCGAACAACCACCGCTCCACGCAGTTGAACTGGTGATCTGGGTTTGTCTGTCCTGGCTCTACTCCAATGAGACAGACTCCCTTTTCGCCTATTAGGTCTTCCGCTTCTACGGTTACGTCTTCGCCTGGGATGACTGCACGTCCGATGCTAGAAAGAACCTGATCAACTTTCCACGCAGCCTTTGGCGTAAAAGTTAAGTGTTCCCACATCTTCGGCCCCTCCACGCCGCCTTCAAGAATGACGGCTACGTCGAGCTTAATGGTCGGGTTTCCGGCTTGGCTTGTCTTCTCGACCGCCTTGATAATTTCGACTTCGTATGTTCCAGGCTCGACGAAATAAATTGCGGCCTGCTTTGGTTCACTTGCTTTATATGTTGGCATTTGTATTTTCTATTTTGTTGTTGTTGGTCAGCGTTTTTTAGGATGCGCTGCCCCCTTTTGCCCCTGCCGCCGGATATTTCCAGCAAGGCGAGGAAATTATTTAACCTTGGTCTGTCTAAGTTGCGTTGTCGGCGCTCCGGCTTTGATCGCCGCTGTATCCGGCTCCACGCCGTTATTGGCGCAAAGTTCCAGATAACTCTTTTCTGATAGCTTACCGCCCATTGCTAAGATCAATGTCTCTTTTGTTATGTTTTGGCTGGCTTTGGCGATTGCTTCTGTTTCCACAAATTTCCTTCCGCTCATGCTTGTTAGTTTCCATCCGGGCACTTCGTCCCCATTTTCGAGTCTCGTCTTGAGATGACCGAGCACCGGCTCGGCGATCTCCTTTTCTGCGAGCTTCCACTCCTTCGCGAATGCTCCCATCGACTCCGCTGTTGCGAGTATACGCTGGCGGATCGCATCAATGCTGTTTCCGTTGATGTTTGGGATAAGCGCGATAGCACTCTCAGCCTGCCGCACGATGGCATGGCAGTTGTTGTAGTGCTTACACCAGCTGCAATACTCGCAAGGCGTCGGCTTCGCATCCGCACTTGTTGCGCGGTCGATTGTGCGCTGGGTGATCTGCTTAGCCTCTTCATATGAAAAGTCGTAGCTACGGATCATGCTTTGATCGACATATATGACGTGGGCAGTCCATGACGTGTCGAAATTATCTTCCATACACGCCAATGCGTAGGCCGCGAGCTGCTCGCGGTAGTTCCGCACTTGGCCAGTTTTTATGTCTGCGACCCATTTCTGCTCTTTACAGACTGCGTCCGCCGTGCCGAGCTTTGATAGTCCAGGAACTGCCATCGCCAAGTACTCTTCGCGGGTTTCGATAAACGATCCTTTTGCAAGTCGCTTGAGTTGTTTAACCCCGAAGTCGATGGGGCTAAAATCAAAGCCTACGACATCCGCCATAGGATCAAGCTCGCCCCCTGCTATTAGGTTTCGGATCGCAAGATCGACAGCGGTTCCGCGCTCCGCTGCCGCGCTCGTTCCGCTTGCTCCCTCAAAGAGAGCGCACTCGGCAAGTTTGGGAAGCGTTGAAGGTGATATTTCTTTACTCACTTTATTTCAATTCCTTAAGGTATAAGTTCCGTTGCAAATAATGGGTAGTATTTGTCACGAGTTTGCCTTCCTCCATTCGACCGCCGTATTGACGAATTGATCGACCCGAAGCGCAACGCGCTCCAGATACTCCGGTGCGCAGTCACGCCAAGTCTGCTCGGATGTTAGCACTCCGCGCCCGATCAAGAACTGATTCACTGCGCCTTCGTGCTCTGCGAGTCGGGCCTGCCAGCCGACCATTTCGTCGGAGTCAACGATATGATCGGGCTGTTTAGTTGCAACAACTTCGAACAAGTGCGCGACCGATGCCCATTCGAGCGGGAGTTCTTCCGCAAGGCCGCTGCGGGTCTTGGCGTCGTAGGCTGCGGAGTGCGTAGTTAGGAGGATCCGCTCCTTGCCTCCGATACCTTTTCCTTTGCCGGAGTCGGTAGTGCTTACCTTAGTCTTAAACCTTAAGAACCAAAGCTCGTCAGCGAACTCTTTCAAGAGCGGAGCCGATTGCTTGCTAAGTTTCAACTCGTATCGGTCGTAGGCCGCGAGAGCGTCAGGCGCTTCAAAGCGGACGATCTTGCTGTGAGCGATAAGAACGACGTTCTTTCCGGCGTCAATGAGTTGATCGACGGATGACAAGAACCGGCTCATGCGCTCTGCGACCATTACCCACCCTTTACCGAAGCCAAAATCTTCGATGCTGGTCTTTTTGGTGCTGGCGAGTAGGTCTTCAACGCAAAGGCGCTCCGCCCAGTCTGCCGAGTCTATAACGATGGTTTTGTAGTCGGTCGCCTTGGCCTCAGTTAACGCATCGGTTAACTGCTTCCAAGTGCTGATCTCGCAGCGGTCAACGTCCAGGTGGGACGTGCCGCCCTCGATGTCGAGAAATAGCGGCTTCGGGAACTTGGCCGCGAATGTTGATTTGCCTACGCTCTCAACTCCGTAGAGTACTACGCGCTGGGCGCGGGTTTGTTTTCCTTTTGTTATTTTCATTTTTTATTTTCCTTTGTTGTTTGTGCTGCGAATACGGCCACAGCGAGTGCCGCCCAAGAATGGGATTTGATGCCGTAGGTTGGCCCCGGCTGGGCCTTTGTTCCCTGTGGCCCGATCTTGTCGAGCAAGGCTTGGCGAATGTTCGCGTCCTTGGCCCGCATCGTGCCGCATAGGAAAAGCTTAATGTCTTTACGAAAGATCAACTCGACGTCCACCCGTGCAACTTCGATGAACCTACCGATCCAGACACAAGTTTCAAATGTCGAAGCCCCTACCGCCATACCGTAGCTGGCGATCATCTCGCAAGCAACGCGGTCGTATTCGCGACCGATAAGAATCTGGCGGATCTCGGCATTGGGAAGGTGACCGTGGTCAACAATCTTTTGCTGGTCGTATTGCACGAACGCGCTGTGCGTCGTTCCTGGGTCGAGTGCTAATATCATTTTTTAAAGCTCTTGTTTTGATTTTGTCGGCTGGCAGGGCGAGGACATCGCATATGCCTTGAAATGCTTTTGATCGTATAAAGTGAATTGCCGAGTTGCGATCTAGTTCCTGTTCTTCGTTTAGCTGTTTGCTCAGGAAGACCTTCTCGCTTTGAAGGTCGGCAACGGTCTGCTGGATCATCCCGCACAATAAATTGCGGGTGAATTGGCATTCCGCGTCATGTAATTCTTCAAGGGTCATGCTAGCGGCGCTCCCGTTTGATCTGGCGGTTCATCCACCAGCGGCGGGTCTTTTCAGCCTCGGTGTGCGCTTTCATATTTCCGAGGGTGTAGCCACCGGCGAAGGCCGAGGTGATGCAGACCGCGAAGAGAATGAGAAAATTGATAGGTTCCATGTGTTTAAAATTATGCTGGAATGAGATCGACTAGGTTATTGGATTTGCTCAAAGCGCGATACCCTGTTGGGGTATCGTTGCCATTGATTATAATGTGTGCTGGTATTGTTGCCCCGTTTGGACGATTTTCAAGTTTCCCAGAAACCATTGTGATCTGGCGAGTCTCGCTGTTAAAGACCCAAAAGGGAGCCGTCATTTTGTATGCGCTGCGGTACGAGTTAGGAACCGAGGCGCGTGTTGAGATTCCAGACTTAACGACATATCCTGCGGCTTCCAACTCCTCAATGCGTGTTGCTAGATTTTTTGCTGCGCTCTCCGATACGGAGTGGGTGTATTTCGTTAGGTTTGCGGGAGCTTGTTTGATTTCGATTTTCATTTGGTGTTTTCTGTTTTGGTTTCTTCGTTCGGGTTCGTCCCGTTCGATGTGCAAACCCTCATTCATTCCCTTCAAGATGAAAAGAAAAATTTTCGCGAAGTGCGAAAATAAATCTGGGGAAAAGTCTTTACAAATGAGCGCAACTAATGCCCATGAGCCTCTGCGGGCTTTTTTTTATTTTGAGATCGGGCGGTATAAATTTACCTCGCGAGCGCCTTGGTTTGTCTGTATCGTTGCTTTTTTTGATTCAATCATCCCTTTTCCAACCAATGTCTGCACGCGAGAAGTGATGGATGCGATTGTGAGCTTCGACTCTTCAGCAATGGTTCGCACGGTCTTCCAGCCTTGCTTGGCTAGGTCTTTCTCGCTCTCTACTTTTGTTGTTGAGTAGAAGGCGCCCCATGCTTTATTTACAGCGGCAATAGCCACGGGTTGTTTTGTCGTCTTTCGCATAAGTTAATGTTTATTGAGTTATCTTTGTAGTAGCCGTACGCGAAGCCCTGCGACCATCCGAAAGTTGCACGGCGGGTGCTCGCGTATTCCATGTCGAAACGCGCCAGCATCCCGACGCAATATCCCGACGGCCCGTCAAGCGTGCGAGCGCGTTCCCAGCCTACGCGGTGAAGGTGCGCTAATACACATTGCCCGTAGGTTTCGGCGTGATCGCGGATGGCCTGCACGTTATACATATAGCCGTGGATAAACTTGCATCCACCTAACTCTAAGTAGCTACGAATATGATACGGGTATAATTTCGCTTTGAGTTCCTTCGCCGTCTTCTCGATGGCTTGGATTGTTAGCGTAGCGGCGTGAGCCGCTAGAGCGTTTGGCGACGACGCGAGCTTGTAGAGCCGAGCTTCGTGGTTGCCGTAGAGAATATGCTGCGGCCTGAGTTCGTGCAGGAAGTCGATACCGGCGCTGAGATCGTCCGAGATGCTGGCGGCGCGGTCGCTTGAGTTCGGGTCTGAAATAGCTCCAGAACGGAAAGCGGCCAAGTCCAAGAAGTCGCCGAGATGGATGGTCGTGTCGGGCTTCCAACGATCTTTAAAAGTCAAGACGGCCTTTCGAGCATCTGGGTCTATCTGATCCCCGTGAGAGCACCCGACTGCCATCCATTTTTTCCAGCCTTTCATATCAGTTCCGGAATATTGCGCTTGGTTCGTTCTTCCCAAATCCACGCACGGACGGCTTCCATCGTATCTTCGTCCATTTTCGCAAACGCTCCGCTTTCGTGCTTGAGAGCGCTTCGGAGTTCTTGGTCTATGTCATCCACCAATATCAAAATATCGAGAGCTTTGCAGGCAACCTCGTGCTCGTATCGCTCGGTCTCGTCGTATTCAAGTGTCATTTTCATGCTTCGTCCTCCTCCTCTTCTTCTTCTAGGTCTGGAAATAAAATACTGAAAGAATCGCTCGCTAGTCCCTCGACGGCGTATTTGTTGCCGAAGACAAATTCCCCGTGCATGGTCTCCCCGCCTTGCTCCCACGATACGATGGTTAGCCCGCAGTCGTAATGCTCGGATAGCAATCGTTTCGCTTCCGCGAGTGCTTCTGTGCGCTCAGATTCAACCGTCGGTTGTTTCTTTTTTTTCAAGCAAGTATGTCTATTTTTTTCGATACTCTAGTGCGTAAAATTGTGAGCATTTCCCGCTCGGTCATTCCTTTCGCCCAATGCGGACGAAGCTGATAGTGCGGCTCGTCAACAAACTTCCAGTCTCCTCCCCATTCAAGGCCGAGGCTCTTGCCGAGCGTGCCTAGCTCGTTGTAGATCGGATGCTCTCCGCAATACTCTTTGCCGCGAAAAATACCAATATCGAAAGCGATGCCGAAGTTGTGATTCGAGTGCCCCGCTGGTGCATTCGTGACCTTTTTCCCTGGAGTCGTGCGGCCCCTCGCATAGAGCGCATCTTGCTCCATATACGATCGCGTGCCGCTGATGATCTTAACGTCACAACCAACCTTTGCAGAGATGACCTTTGCAACGCCTAGGAAGGCCCGCGCGGCCTTTTGTGCTTCGGGGTGGAGCGTTGCCAAGTTGATCTCGGATCGTTCGTCGAACGTCATTTATCGTGGAGAGTTTTTGAGAATTCTGGTGTGTAACAAAAAGTTCCGTAATCCGTCTTGACGCATAAAGCCGGATTATTGAATCCAGCGCATGAAGTCAGAAACGCCATTCCAAGAAACGCGAAGGAGAGAGCGATCATCCAAAGCGCAATGGTTCTTGCGTTCATTTTTCCTTACGGAAGATTTCGATGAGTCCGATTATCGCGGCAAACGCCGCGCCTATCGCGTCCCACTTTGCTGGTTCCAAGCTCAAACCGGCAAGGGCTCCGATTATCGCGACCCCGCGAATGGTGGACGGCTCCTTCAATTTTGCGAATAGTGTTTTCATGGTTTTTTAGGTCGAGTCATTTTATACAGCGATACCGCACCGATGCAAATTCCCATCAGAAGCGAAAGAATGCGAAGCCATGCTTCGACTTCGGAGAACGATATCAGAACGGCGGCGGCGGGCGCGGACGTGCCGACGAGTGTGTGGAAAGCGTGGCTGTCCATTAACTCAGTCCGCCTTGGCTGATGAGTTCCTCGGTAAGCGTGCATGGCTGCAATATGATCGTGCTGCGCTCGCCTGCGGTCGTTAGCTCGATCTCGATCTCGGTCGTGACCGATGTGGCGTTGAGCAACAGGTCGCGGACGCCGAACGTATTAAAATCAACGGATGCTGTCTTTCCTGCGGCTGCGCTCAAGCCGCTCTGGACTTGAAGTGTCGGCAAGTCGGTGAAGCCTTTGTCTCCGCTGAAATTGATGTCGTAGTAACTATTCTGAACTCCGACAACCGTAGCGTTGCCTGTGCCGATGCTATCGAGTGCTTGCAATGCCGTTTGGAGTTGCGCGGCGGTCGTGCCTGCGTCCAGCGGGGTTGTCTGCCGTAGGACGGTTGTGGCAACGCTCCCTGTCGTCACCGTGCCTGTGCCGGTCGTGATTGCTACGGCTCCAGCAGTTAGTCCAAGCAAAAACTCGGTTGTTTGCGGAATTGAGCGAACGAAATATTGGAGGCCAGCCGTGTATCCGGTGAGCGCGGTGAACCCTGTTAAAACGACAGGTTGGGCGAGCGTCAGGCCGTGGTTGCTCGTCGTAATAAATACGCCATCCGTGATCGTGCTTGCGATATCGACGTTGTAGGTCGGAACCGTGAAGCGATAGCTGCCGAGATACGGAGCACGCGAAAATGTCACGCGCTGAATTTCGTTGTTGAGCGTCGAACCTGTTAGCGTTGTTGCTACGCTGACCGTCATGGCTGTGCCGAGATCCGTCCAAGTCGGCTCGTAGACTGCGGGAGCAAGACGGAGTTGAAGCTCTTGAATTTCGGCGTTGGTGGCATCTCCTGCGAGCCGCTCGTCGATGAGAGCGGTCGTGGTTGGAATTAGTCTGGCGAAGTTCCCTGTAATTGCGCCCTGCGTTCCTGCGCTGTTGAACGATACAACGAAATTGGTTGCCATCGTGCCGTCAACGCTGACCGACCCTGCGGCGGTAATTGTCGAGAGCGAGTTGAGAGCTGACGAAATCGCGCCTGCGGTCGCGCTGAACGCGATTGCTCCGCTGGTCTGACCGCCGAAGGACAGCGTGAATGTTCCGCTGGCTGGAACTCCTGTGCGGCTTCCTACGCCGAATTTTACATCCGTTCCGGTGTAGTCGATCACATTAAACGGAGCGGATACGTTGCCTGTCGCCTCCAGAAAATAAAGGTTGATCGCGCCGTTGTCGCCCTTGACGAATCGTTGCGTTGTAGCCGGTGCTAGACTCGTTAGGCTGGTCGCCAATCGGCGGTTGGTAGTGTCAATAAATAGGTCGCGTGCCATTTATTCGGGTGTTTTGTCAACAGCTTCCCATTTCCCTATCGGGCACTTTTCGGTCGCCATGCGGAGTTTTGCCCATGTGCTGCATCCGCACTTACGACAGCGGCCCGTGTTGTGCAGCGCGGTGGCGTCCCATTCGGGGCAGGCTTTGCAGATGTCTTGTCGAGTGGCGAGTGCTTCGGGCGGCGTGGTGGCGAAGCCTGCGCGAGCGAAGCGATGCGCGGCGTGGCCGAATCGGGCGAGCATTTGGGCGCGGCGTTCGGCTATCATGAGAATACAAATACTGCTTTAGAGGATGGTCGGCCATACCATGAATATGGATACCAGTAAAAAGCAGGGAGAGTGATGCCGTTTATCTTAAAATCCGTTTTGTTTGAAGTAAGCCCCAATACGTCACCACAATATCCAGAATATGTTGGGACCTCGTCTTGCCCCTCTTCATTACGATGCCAAAAACCCATTAAAAAACATGGCGACCCTCTTTGATAAACAAAATAGCCGAAAAAAGGACTGCCATATCCTGACCATTCCGCGTATACTTGATCATCAATTATTTCAAAGTAAGCAGCGGTTGAACCAAATAGAGTGCATTGAGATGCACTTGTAAGATTATTAAGTATGTTGTAAATTCTGCTTGGCACTTTAACCATATCACACGGGCACACCACAGGAGCACCACAACACGCGCAATTCACAGCGCGAAGGCCGTTGTCGGTTTTGGTCTTGATCGCTCCTTCTGGTGTGCGGCCTAGAATCATGGGCATTCTTCGGTTGCAATCCAAGTAAGCCCGCCGCTTATCGCGCCTAGAACATATGTGCCGCCGCTTGGAACGGCAGGGATTTTAAGTTTTCGACTTTGATGTTCTCCAATGCGAACAGTTTCCACTAATGAGTCATCCGCATCAAGAGCGGCCATTGCAAAATCTTTCATGAGGTCGCCAGCGGATATTTGCGTCGGGTATCCGCCACCGCCTGCGACTTTTGCGGCTTTTACCTTGTTCTCGAAATCAACTGGAAATGTTATCATTTTAAAATTCCAAAACTTGAACTCCACTTATTGCAACTGTAATCTCTTCAAACTCTCCGTACGACTGCGACTGATAGTTAATAACGGCTGGCCGCCAGCTCCCCGATAGTGCGGCAAATCCTTGAACTAAAACGGGCCTAAAATCATCGCCAGAAGTAATGTCAGCATTAAAATCATATTGCTCGCTTGCGGTTAAAACTCTTTTTACAATCTTTGTTTTTAAGCGATATACACCAGTCTTCGTGTATGCAGCTAATATTACGACACCATTGACAATAAGTTCTGGCACAGATTGAGAAAATGTCGTCGTGCTATATTCATACCGTGATATTCCTCTCGTATTTGCTCGGCCATATCCATTAACAATAAAGTCTGTCATGCCGTCTGGACGCACATTTTCAGAAACATTTGGGAAAATCCGAATTGAGTCAACGGAACGGATATCTGTATTTGTTGGAAATACATCGCCAACTTCAAGACTAGACCTAAACCTGTTAGATAGATCCGTTCTTCCAACGAATGTTTGAGAGACTTGGATTAAACCGCTATCGTAATAATTAACCGTTCTAGGTAATATTTCGATTAGGGATCCTGCATTTTTTTCATAAATTGTTTGCATAATCTTAAGTGCTTAACGCTGCTGTCGGTAATTTTGGTTCAATCTTTTCAATCAATTTAAGGATAGATTTAACCATGTCATCAAGTTTCATTGGCTTATCTTTTTCTGCGGATTTCGCTTCACCCTCTTTTTTCATGCCTTCCCCTAGTCCTTTTTTAGCAGATTCCAAGCTCTTGCTCATCTTGTCGCTTGGGAATTGGCCTTCGGTTCGGATTTTGTAAAGCTCATCACGCATTTCAGATGACGTTTTCCCCATCGTATCTAGTCCGTAATCTTTCGCAATGTCCGAAAGTGCCCTTCTATCGGTTCCAGATCCAACTCCTCGAATCATCGCCTCCTGCTCTCTGGTTCTAATCTGCGCTCCCGTTGCTTCAGCAGCTGCATAAGCCCCTTTACTGATTTGCTCTTGTGCTCTCTTCATTAATGCTCCGCTTGGGTCGATTGCTTCAGATTCTTGGCGTGCTTTAATATCTGTTCCGATCTTGGTGGCAAGAGATTTTTGCACTCGCTCGGCCTCGCGTGCGGCACGAGCAATCTCGTTTGCCATTTTCGTGGCCTCACCTTCTCCGAATCCTGTCTTTTTTAAATCCTCAATTGTTTTGCGAAGTGATTCTGCATTTTTTAATGCTTCTGATTCTTGGAAATTCCCAGCCGCAATCGCGTTGTTAATTGCAAGCTGCGCGGCGTTCTCTTCACGTTTGAGCCTCAAGACCTCTTCAAGTTTTGCTTGTTTTTCCTCTTCAGCTTTTGCGGATTTTACAGCGTCTTCTGCCGCTTTAGATTGGCCTTTTTTGTATTCGTCAAAGTATTTGCGCGCCTCCTGCTCGGCTGCCGCTTGCTCTTTTGTTGTCTCACTCACAGCGGTCGTCTGTTTGTCTTGCGATTTTGTGATACTTTGCGTCAGTCGATCAATTTCCTGCTGGTGCTTTTCTAAGTCTGTAAACAGCGGAGGAACGCCAGCCATGTTTTCTTTAAAATTCTGCGGGATATTGCCCATCGACTCACCTGCTTTTTCCGCTGCAAGTTGTGCAGCGATAGGTATGCGTTGCAATGCCAAATCTGCCGATAATGCCCCTGCATCAGCACTGTCTTTTAGTCCTTCGGCAATCCTACTAAAAGCTGGGCCGAGATTCGTGAAAGTTTCAAATAGCGTTCCTGACACCACTTTCTTTATGTAGCCGGCAACAAAATCAAATGTTGACGTTATAGTCATAATCAATGGACTGCTTGATGCGAATTGATCTTTTATAAAATCCCCAATTGTTTTGAAAGCCGCGACCATATTGGTGTAAACGCTGTTTGCGGTCTCTTTAAATTGCAGTTGGATTGCCTGTCCTACAATTTTAAATGCCGTGCCCATTTCGCCAGCATCAATAGCATCTACGGCGGCCTGGAATCCCTTCATTCCTTCGCCCGCCCCTGTAAAAAACCCTGCTAGTTCTTGGCCTAGCTTTGCCGCATCAATGCGAGTTAATGCCGTTGTTAGCGCATCCAATGCCGGTTTTACTTTGTCGATAATTCCAGCCGCAAATTCAACAAATTTTCCACTAATAATAACAACTGCATCAGATATCCGGTCAAATTGCTTTGCGCCTTCTTTCATTATTTGCGGAAGCGTTCCTAATTGAGACTTTGCCGTGTCAATCTCACCATCCATGTCGGCAAACATCTGATTCAATGCACCGCCAGATTTACCAAATATCTCCATCGAGACGGCGGCACGCTCCGCAGGATCGGGAATTCCAGCAATCGCTTTTCCTATTGCGCGGAGTTGCTCGTCTGGTGATAAGCTTTGAAGCGTAGAAAGCGGGATACCTAGTTTCGTAAACGCATCAGCCGCCTTGCTGCTCCCATCGCCAGCGTCAACAATGGCCTTTTGCATTTTATTTAGAATAGGCCCAAGTGAATCGGCCCCGACTCCTGTATTTTGGAATGCTCGCTCCAAGATCAAAAGTTGATCAACAGCAACCCCCGTGCGGTCTGAAAGCTCTGCAAGCCTTCCGCCCATATTCAAAGCATCCCCAAAACTCTGCACGGTCTTTTGAGCAACGGCAAACGCCGCCTCGATCGCCATTGATCCAACTTTAGCAGCGGCTCCGGCGAGCGTTGCGCCTACGGCTATTTTCCCAAAACCAATTTCTCCCTTTTTCCCTGTGTCCTCTGCCGCTGTTCCAAGGGCCTTTACTTGGGTTGTCGTGCCTTGCGACTGGTCGCCGATGGCCTTGATGTTTTTCTCCATCGACGTCACTTGACCGATGCGCTTCATCGTTCCTTCAAGTTCGGTCATGGACAGCTCGCCGCCTTTAACCTTGTCTTTGAGGCTATTTAATTCCCCCTGAACGGCCTTTAGTGTCTTCTCAAGTCCTGTGTCTGTTGCTCCAAATTCTACGGTTACGTCTGCCATATCGTTATGTTTCTATTAGCCCTTTTTGTCTCTTTTTTAAGATAGCTTCCATTTGCTTTTTCATCTTTGTTGCAACAACTGATTTGGCGCGTAGCTCCTCGCTCGCTGGAATAACATTGCTTGCCCAGGGGATATTGTTTGTCATTTCAACCCTTGGATTTTTTAAGTCCGATGTCATGTCCTGCACGCGCCCGTTATCGAAGTCGCCGGTATGCCTTGTGACCCATTTCGGAAAGCCTGCGGTGAGACTTCCTTTATTCACTTTTTTGAGCTTCAAAGCGCACGATGCCCATCCTGCCTTGGCAATACCTACCTTTTTCAAGACAGACTCTTTGTAAGCGTTCATCGTGGACTCGCTCACAAACATTTTGTCCAAGAATTTCCAGCGTCCGATAGTCCGATCCCGCGAGCCTGCGGATGACATCTTGCCATTCACAAAAAACTTCTTGTGGAATGATCGCATATCCGACTGCGACGCATCGGGCCGAAAATAGCTTTTCTCTGTCCCGTAGGCGTAGCCGTCTTTTCCAATGAATAAGCGGACGTTTTCGCCTGTTTTATACCAAGCGTATCCACCGGCATCCTTCATCGCATCGCCGATGATGCCAAAAATTCCAACGCGGCGCCGCGAATGCACAGCACTTGATGATCTGCCCCCGACGAGATCGCGAGTGATCGCCTTTTCCCCTGTCAGTTTAGCCTTGTCATCCGCACCGAACGGCTGCGTGCGCCTAGCCAACTCCACGCAAAGCAAACGAGCGTTGAGCATAACGGCGTCAGGAATCGTGACTTCGCGGATCGTCGCGTAGTCTTTCATGATCTGCTCAAATTTCACATTCTCGAATTTGAATTTTGCCATATTTAGCCAAGGTGTCTTCAATAGTGGCGAGAGCGTCAACATCAACGCTAGCCTTATTATTCGCCCACGCGGAATGCCGTCCGTTTACGTAGTCGTCTGCGTGTAGGATTTGAAGACCTACCGAAAACGGCAGTTCCTCCATGATCTCTCGAAAGCCCCAACCCGTGGCTTTTACTAGCCGGTAAGCATATACCGCAAGCCAGTTGGGGCGGTTTAGTTTCCCGATCCTGAGCCTTCACCGCTCTCGGATGATGGAGATGATGCGTTGTAAAGGTCGAAGGCTACGCCCATCGCTTCTGACATTACACCAGTTTCGTGATGGTGAGTCATGTTCTTTTCAATCCAAGAATCTACGGAATTAGTGAACGTGTCGCGATCATTTACAACCCCACGAATCACGCTGGTCGGCTCGGAGTGAAGGAAAGTAAATGCAGCCGCTTTCCAAACTGGATCCATATTGCCGCTGAAAATCTCGTTGCGTTGCATCCATGAGATAGTAAGCGCCGTGATAGGTCGCAGGGTGCGTCCGTTTACTTTCTTCGGCCCGTCTTCCATCGCTTGAATGCGGAGAATTTCGTCGTCTTTTACTAGGTCTGTGTTTTGTGTCTTTTTCATTATTTTAAAAATCTTGTCATTTCCTGCTTGGTCTTGTCCGAAGCGTTCTCCGAAATCGCAATGCGCTTGCCGTTGTGCTCGATCTCGATCAAGCGCGGAGTGTTGCGGATGATGTCCACCAAGACGTCCCTGTTTGCCAATGCGGCGCGGATGTAGCAGAGCGGGTTCTCTGGGTCTTTTGCTTCGAGTTCGTCGCCTTCCTTGGTCATCTGCCGGTATATCTGCGAAGCGTCTTGGCCTTTGTCGTTCTCGCCTTCAAACCAAAACTCCGTTGACTCTTTGCCGTCGGTGCGAACCAGTCGAGTGACTGGCGGGAAGTTCATTTTAAAGCCCATCGTCGCGAGCGCGACAGCGGCTTTTAGGTTGATCGTGTGAAAGAATTTCTTGTTTGCGTCCATATGTATAAAAAGGCGGCTCCCTTTAGCCGGGGAGCCAGCGGCATGAGCCAGGGTTCTTAGACGATCTCGGGGTATTGAGTCGCGGAAACGGTGATCGTTTTGAATGTGCCTGCGCCTGTGGTTTCGGAAACGGAATCGACGATAACTGCACCGCCGGAAACGCCGTAGGAGGACGTATCGTTGGCGAGAGTGAGCACGTTGGCGAGTTCGTAGGCAACGCCTCCGTTGATGACGCCATCAAGGCTGATAGTGGCGGACTTGTTAAAATACGCAACTGCGACGGTATCGCCGAGCGCGTCCATTACGGTTGCTTTGTCCGACTGAACGGAGCGGGAGAAAGAATTGAGCAGAAGCCCAGTCTCTTGAAGGAGTCCGAACTCAACGCCGGACGCTACGGATGATGTGATGACGGTTGCTGGCATGATATTTCGTGAAAAATGTCAACTTGCGAAAAGCGCGGCGTGCACGGTTATCGTTACCGACCTCTCAAAATGCCGCTCGTTTGAAGAAAGCGATACCGGCCCGTCTCGAAGGATGCCGAAAACGAAAGCGTATTGCGGACGCACGGCGTTGAGCTTTGTCTTGAGTCCGGTTATGTCGTGCGAGACGCAGAGCACTTGTGACCACAAGTTTTCCATTGCCATTTGATCCATGTCGTCGGCCTGAACGATCAACGCGATATCGACGGAGAATTGAAAGATAGCTGAGTCGATAATGCTCTCCCGCTGCCTTGTGCATTTTACGAAGCAGGCTGGCAGCGTCATCGTGCCGAAGTTCTCCGCTGCCGTAACCACCAAAGCGCTCTGCATCTCTTGCTGTAATGCAAGAACGAAAGTATCAGTCAGCGCCTTTTCAAGAGTCAGCGTGTAAGTCGAGTCCGTTATCATTCCCTTGGGCGGTAACGTCAACAAGCCCAAGCCGAGCGATCTCTGCGTCGCATTCGTCTTTTGTTCCTACGAATAGCACGCTTTGCGTCGAGATCGCCTTTTCTGTTTCGTCGAAAAATATGATCGTGCTCCCATCGTAAACGAGCTTCCATGTGGTTGACTCGTCGAATGCCCAGCCCTGTTCGTTAGGTAGAATTATCATGCGATGGTGAGCGTAGAGGTTGCCGAGTTGTATGTGCCGGTTCGCCCTGGAGCACCGACCAAAGTGACCGATGCGTAGGTGTTAGTCGTCGATCCGGCGAAGAAACGAAACGTCATTCCTGCGGTTGGAGGGACGTTGAAAGAAACAGAAAGACCAGCTCCAAATGTGGCCGTTGCCGTTGATGCTCCGTTGGTTTTGGAGGCTACAATAGAGCCAGCTTGTCGGTTGGTTGAGCCTGTGTAAGTCAGCGTTGACGCAGTTAAATTAATTATGCCGTTGCCTGTTTTGTTTATACCGCCGCTCCCCGCGATATTGCCTGTAACCGTTATTGTGTTGGCTCCGGCGGTGCGATATTGCAACGTGGTTCCAGTATTGATTTGAAAATTATTTGGAAGAGTTACATTGCCCCCCGTGATAATTTGGCAGTTGCCTTGCGCCGTAAACAACCCTGTTCCAAAAGCATTGCCAGACGAATATGTTATTGTTGCGGTTCCAGAGCTTGGGGCAAACACCGTTCCCCCAGAATAAGTATTGTTCCCTCCGAGAGTAAGAGTCCCCGTCCCAGTTTTTGTAAGATAACCAGTTCCACTAATGACTCCACTTAGTGTTGAAGCGACTGTCCCTGATATCACTATTTGACCGTCGTTTATTTGTGTCGGCCCCGTGTAGGTGCACGCTCCCGAAAATGTGAGGCCGCCGCTGCCATTTTTTACAATTCCGATAGTCCCTGAAATAGCAGTTGAGACGGTAATCGCCAAGTATTGCATAAACTGCAAAAATGAAGACGATACGCTGATAATGCCTATTACGGTTGATCCTTGCACTCTCGCTGCGGTGGAATCGGTTAATTTCATCCAACTATAATATATAGCGTGTTTGCTGCTGGCGAAGTGATCGCGGAATAACCCGCAGACGTGATCTGCATCATATTCGTGAGCTGAGTTGCGCCCGTGATGCCGGTCGTTACCGATCCGACCTTTCCGCTGAGATCCACTGAGAGTCCGCTGATCGTTCCGACGGTCAAAGTTGAGTTCGTCCAAAGCGTAACGGCTGAGTTCCAAAGGATCGTCTGGTTGTTAATTGGCGAAGTGATCAACACGTCGTGCAGTTCCTCAAGCTCAAATCCGTTTTGCGGGCGGATGTATAGCTGGCCGTTGCCAGCATTTGCCCGTTCTACAACGCCGATGAAAACTATGTGGTCGGGTTGCGTTGGCTTAACTCGCGTGAATGCGCCTGGGGTCGTGTCGAGATAGACGGAATCTCCTTCCGCATACGGCGAGCCAAGTGAAAGCCCGTCAAGGACGCCTTGAGTAATTATGAATCCGTTTTGGTTTGCACCGATGCTTTCGGCAACAAGTCCGATGGTTTTGGACGAGCTTGAATCAGCCACATTGGATGCTCTTTTTACGCTTGCGCGGTTGCCTGTTGCACCGAAAAGATAGACTACCTCGCCTTTATTTAGAGTTGTTGCCTCTGCGTTGCGAACGTAGGCCACTAGCATCGATCCCATTTGAAGCTGCACGTTGCCGCCTGCCAGACCGACTTGTGGAGTGCCTTCGGTCGTGTTCCAAAACATCTTGCCTATTGCTGCCGTTTCGGTTGCCGCTACGTTAAAATTTAGCGAGTCCGCAGGAACGTCTGCCAACATCGAGATCGTGCGAGACTGCGATAAGTCGCCGCCGCCTGTCAGCCCTGTTCCTGCCGTTATCGCTGTTATCTTGAGCGCCTTGGCGTCAAGCGCACTTTGTAAATCGGTCTGGTTTGCGAGAGTGCCCGTAATACTTCCCCATGTCACAGAAGACAGCTTTGAATCAAGAACCGTTTGAAGATCGGTCTGGTTCGAGAGCGTGCCAGCGATGCCACCCCAAATTGCAGAACCGCCGCCACCGCCGCCTGTTACCCATTCGGTGTCATAGTTCGCATTGCTTTTCTTCGCGAGCACTTGCCCCGTGAAGCCGCCCGTAACTACACCCGGACCCGCTGGCCCCAATGGCCCCTGCGATCCGGTCGGCCCCGCTGCGCCCGTTACCAACTCGGTGCGGAGAATTGGCTGATAGTCTACCTCTGGGACTTCGCGGCCCTCGTCTTCTGGAAAGAAAATGCTCATTTGTTAATGTCCTCAAGCGTGAAATCGACGGATACGGCGTCTTGGGAAAGCTCTGCGGACGTAACGCGAAAGCGCCTGCCGCCGATAACGAGAACGTCACCGAGTGAAATGGTCTGAACGAAAGCGTCGTAGATCGCCGTTATGGTCATGGATGCCGAGTCCATGAATCCGCCATCCGCCAGGCTGTTGTCGCGCCGGTATGTTGTCCGGTTCGCAAGAAAGTTGCGCTCTCCGAACGCAACTGCCAAAGGCAGTTCGTTCATTATCGCGCTTAAATCGTTCGTAAAAATGTCGAGCAGTCCCACAAAGGGGACGATGCGTCAAAACTTGCGCTCTACACGTCTCTGGTTCGGGTGCTTGAAGTCGTGCTTCGGGCTGTCTGAAATATGAACCCAACTTTTGCGGAGCGCGGATGCAAGGATGCTGGTCGAAGTGTTGATCGTAACGACCTCTTGCGCGTCTCGAATATACGCGCACATATATTCTATGCTTTCAAACTCAGCCATCCCGTGAGCGGCCTTCCCAGCGCAAAGAACGGGTCGTCCGTTGGCGACTTGGTGCGCTACGGTAATGACGTCTCGAACGTCGATCTTTTTATCCTGCGAGTATCCGGTAGGAAAGCAAAGAACCCAAGACCTGAGTTCGGGCGGCGTCACTATTGCGGGCGAGTTGAGCACTATCTGGCGGTCGATGTCTTTTCCTTCGGGAAATAGTCCGTAAACGTAGTCGCTCCAGCCCAGCGGACTCGCGCAAAAGTCTTCATGCAGGTCTGGCCAGATTTGCAAGTTGATGACGCGGTGGAATCCGCTGTGGTCATTTTGTGGGTAAAGCGGCTTGCAGTAGTCTACCATCTCGAAAAGACCGTGATACTCCGGCAAACATTCAAACATTACATCGTGGCCTTGATCCGCAAAATGCTTTGCTATCGGCAAGCACCGCGCGATGTCTCCGAGCCGCAAATGATAAACAATTAGGATGTTCAAAACGTATAATATTGATCTGCTGTTTTCCCTGCCACCCATCCGTGGAATCCGAACGAACGATCCGGCCCTGCCGTGTTTTCTTCAACGTAATGCTCCCAAGAGAACGCTGCCGCTACGTTTACCGGAGCGTATTTGATGCCGTTATCTCGAAAGCCTTGCTCCATTGTTCGACACAAGAAAACATCGCCTGCCTCTCCCTTCCAAAGCGCCTCGGCCTTTGCTGCCATTTGCAAGAATTTCTGGCTTTGGAGCGTGAATCCTGTGTTGCCGACACGATGTCCGACGTTCCAGAACGCAGGCCAAGGCGCTCCTATCAGGTCGTATTCAATCCATGAATCCTGCCAAAGATGCGGGTTTGCAATGAATCCGTCGTGCGTGCAAATGAGCGCGTGAGAAGTGTCGATATAGTCGGCAAATCGACCCAGTTCCCAATGCATCGCTTGCTGATATGTGCAATCCTCCGCGATATAAACGGCATCACCGAATCCACCCAGACCGCAAAGGTGCTTGAATAGCTTCCCGCTTTGTTCGTGCCTAGATTTTAAGCCTTCAAAGACGATGAGAGTGACGTCCTTATTCATTTCGCGTGGAGTTCTTCAAAAATTCTCTTCGCTCTTTCATACTCTGCCGGATCGTTTCCACGTTGATATGTCGCATCGAGCTGACGCTCTTCAAAAAACGGGTGATGGTGTACGATAGCAATGTCACGAGCATCAATAATCGCCCCATTCTTCGCGGCACGAAAGGTGAAGTCGGTATCGCTGTAGACGTTTCGGAATCTTGGGTTAAATAGTCCATTTTCTTGAAAATATTTACACGTTAAGATCGCCATGCAAAGTAATTCATCTTTGCGGTAGCCGTCGGAGATGCGAAGCACTTGCGGCTTTGAAATATCAAGACGCTTTTCGATCATCTCATCCCACCCTGGCGGGCACTCCCAGTCGTCGGACAGCTGAATAATAATATCACCAGTCGCTTGCGCGGCTCCAAGGTTCCACGCTCCGACGGAAAAACCACCCTCTTTTTGCGTCACAGACCGGAAGCGTTTTAGAACGTCCGCTGTCTCGTCGTCGTGATCTACCGCAAAGATATGTTCTACGCGCTCTGGGTGCGTTGCGCGTGACAACCATAGCGTCATGCATTGAACGGCCTCTACCGGCCTTCCGCGCGTTGCATGGACGAGCGATATCTTGGGCTTACTCGATCCTGCCAACGTCTCGCGCTCGATCTCTTCGGCGTCTTCGTTGCGTCCGAGCAAGCGGAGAACCCATGCGTAAAGTTGATCTCCCTTCCATCCATACCACTCCTTGCGGTGCGTCCATTGCGGGAACTTAGGCGTCGGAACTTCGAGCATTTCTTCTACGACTTTTAGCGCTTCTTGGTATTTTTTAGCATCAAGCAGAATGCTTGCCTCCAGTCCGTAGGCTTCGCGGCGCTTCGGCTCAAGTGCTCGCGCCTTGCGTGCAAGGTTGAGCGATGTTGCGCCTGACGTCAGGTTAGCACAGTTTAACAATACTTCGTAGCGATTGACGCCATCCAGATCGCTCAAGGCCAATGCTTCGGAGCCGTATTTTGCGGCGAGTTCTTTGTCGCCTGCGATGAAGTTCTCGTAGTGTAGGTAAAACTTGAAATGCGAAGTCATCCGATCTTGGTGCATCAGAATGCGGCGGTTGCGCTCGCTGCTGTTCCTGTGACCTAGCGGCGGTTGGTGAACTATCTCCAAGTCACGTCGCATATAAACTTGAACGTCCTTCGTAGGCTGCGCGTTTTCGTGAACTGGACGATGCCACCATGCCGTGTGATAACGGAAGAATCGCTCGCGTGGTGCGCGTTTGCCTTGTTCTGGAATAACGTAGTCGGTCAAGATCCAGTCTTGTTCTGACGGACATTCTTCAAGCGCGGCCAATGTAGGCGCGACCATTGCCGGTTCAATGATGTCGTCGCAGTCTGCCCACATAACCCAGCCTTCCTTGCCAGCTAGCTCGTAAGCCTTCGCAAATGCTTTGTTCCTGGCTTCGCCGAAATTGTCGAGATGTTCCCAGTCTGCGACTAGCGGAGAGTTGAGATATTCGTCAACGTGGCAACCGAGTTCCTTTGCTATTTCAAGAGTTCGATCTGGCTTGAGTGCTCCGATTGCGCGAACGATAACAATCTCGTCGCATATCTGTTGGAGCGACTTAACGCATCGCTCGATGCGCGGCTCTTCGTTGCCGCAAATTAAGCCTGCGACCAGCTTCTGTTTTTGTTTCATGTTTACACTTGAAGTATATGTCAACAAAAACAAAAAAGCCACCCCTTTCGAGGTGGCTTTTCCGATGCTACTTGCGGGGAATCTTAGAATCCAGTCGTGATGCGGATGATGCTCGATCCGTCGATGACTTTCTCGGCGCTGTTCTGACGAACACGGAGAACGTCGGCGCGGCGGGCTTCGTCGCGATAGGTTTCGGAGACGAAAGGTACGGGGCTGTCTGCGGCCCATACGATCGTGCGACCGAATCCACCACCGGAGAAGTCACCGCCAACCGTGTTGGCGAGGGCCATGTAGGTGTTAGACCATATGAATCCACCCGAATAAACTTGGCCCTTTTTGGCTGTGTTTTTCGGGGCGCGTCCAACGAGAACGCGATCGACTCCGACAGCGGCGGCCACTTCGCCTTCGCTGAGGAGACGGCTTTGATCGGAAGGAACGATGCCGAAGAACTGGTTCTGCACTTTAGCCGAGCGGCGGATGCGCTCGAACACAGGCATGGACATGATCAAGGTGTTAGCAAGAACGCCGTATTTGGCGAGTTCGAGCTTTGCTGCGGCAACGTCGCCGGGGACATCGAAGCTGGTGATGTTTGCTTCTGTGTAGGCTGCGCTGGCGCTGATCGCTGTCAGTCCGTTGGCGGCGAATGCTGCGGAAGCAACACGAGCCTCGTGGCTGACTTGGATCTGGCGAAGAAGCATCGCGGCGATGTTCACCTCGGTATCGAAGAATCTGTCGAGATCGCGGCGGTTGGAGTCAGGAAGAACCTCTTCGAGACCGTATTCGATCGCGTCGAACGAGTCGCTTGTGAAACGGCGGCTTGTGCGGGGATATCCAGCACCAGCGGCGA